GAACAGCGAGCTCCGTGGTGTGTGTTGATTGGATAATTTTTAAATCTGGCTTTCTTCCGATCATCCATGCAGGAAGCAAGAAAGAACTGAATTCAGATTTAGTATGCCTAGGTGGCATGTTAATAATTAATCTTTTAACTTCACCCTTAGCTAGTCTATTAAATTTTTCTGCTATAACTTTATGGTGTTCGCCTTCTATAAATTCTGGCCAAACATGTTTAACAAAAACCATGAAGTCATCTTTGACTTTTGACTTGGTTTTCTTTTCTGATAGTTTTAATGCTACATTTATAAATTCTTTACGTGCATCAGGTGGAAGCTTATTTAGAATATCTTCGTTCATAAAAAAATTTTGCAGAATTTTTTAGGCTCTGTTTTTGTATCAAATTTATTTTTTTAGGGTTTGCCTATAAAATTTTTTTGATATTTTTATTGTAAACTCATTTACTATTTTTAGCAAGTGTATGTCTAAAACTCGGGTAAAGGGTGGGCCCGATGGATCCAAGCTACAAAAAAGGGGTGTGGGGGGTCATACAACATCTAGTATACGAATCGTCTTGGGACCTCTATTCATTGGGGGTGGGTGGGCCCTTGGTTCGCAAGCAGAGGTGCGGCATAGTGTCGCACCACTACATATAGTATGTTGATAGAAATATATTGCTTGACACTATTCTGACCACGGCCCGTGGATCGCTGTTGATAATTAAAAATAATTATTCCTAATCGCTTGACCTATTAGTATTCATATGCTTTAATAGGACAAGTAAACAAAATAGAAAGAAGAATAAAATGGCACTACAATACGACTACACAAAGGTTGCTAATCATAATAAGTTTAATGACCTTGACCATAAAGATGCATCACGCATCGCTTGGGTATTAGCCGCAATTGATATAAACGAAATAACTAAAAGTAATGTTGATGAGATTGCTTTTAGATTAAAGTTTGCTGAGCAATGCGGGGAAAACTTTTTAATTGGATCGCTTTCAATTGGTTTATTAAAAGCGACAATTAGATCTTACATTGGATATAAAACAAACGTAAGAACAGAAACTAGAAAAGCATATATGCGAAAAATTATGCGAATGGTTGAAAATAAAATAACAGAAATTGTTAAAAATAAAAAAACTTTAAATTCATAAGATCGAAACGGCCTTCGGGCCGTCCAGTGTTAAATACACTGCTGAAGAGATCAGAAACAAAAGGAGAATAAATGAAAGAACATATAATAATAACTGACGACAAAGGGGTTGAACATATATTTTACGATCTAAAAGAATTAATAAATTATTTAGATAGTTTTAAAATGTCCTTCCTACCCGATAACTTTAGTTATGAAATAAAAACAAATAAACTTGATGACTTAGGTTTTAAGAAGGAAGTTATAAGCGAAGGTATTACTTGTTTTACTTTAGATAGTAAGAGTTTTAGATAAGATCGAAACGGCCCTAACGGGCCGTCCATCGTTTGATACGATGCTGATGAGATCAGAAACAAAAGGAGAATAAATGAAAGTAATAACTTTTAATAATTATCTAGACTACATTAATTCTGATATTAATAATTGGTCTTATGTAAATTTAGATGATTTTAAAAAAGCAAAAGATAAACAAGTTAAGGTTTATTTTGATAAGCAAGACAACGAAGTAAATGTTGTTTTAATAAATAAGAAAGGAGAATAAAATGGAGTTAATAGTTGAGAAAAAAAGTGTATATGGAAACCAATTGATTTACCCTGTATGCAACAAGGCAAAGCTATTCGCATCAATTTCTGGTAATAAAACTTTATTGCCAGAGGTTATCGAATCAATAAAAAAGTTAGGTTATAAGTTAACAACAAAACAGGAGGTACTATGAGAAGTTACCAAGGTTGGAACATTAACAGTCCAGAAAGTAAGAACGGCAATTGGAGTGTTATTCTAGAACATAAACATAGCACTAGAACGCACTTCATAAATTTAAAAAATACATTAACCTTAAAAGAGGTTGAGACTTTAATATACGATACAATAGACGGCTTAGTAGAAGAAGAATCAAAGCGATAAGACAATCAATAGCCCCGTTCCGCAAATCGTGGAGCGGGGTTTTCTTTATTCAAAAAATCAAAAAAATCGAGGGGGAGGGTGGAGGGTGGGCCCGAAGTGCACAAGCGCCTTTTTTTTAAGGGTGGGTGGGCCCGAAGGTCACAAGCACCGATTACACGCGGGCCGCGAAACGGTGTTCACGTTTTGTTTTTTTCTTCGGGTGGGTGGGCCCTCAGCGCACAAGCACAATTTTTGGTTGTATGCGACACTATGTCGCATTGACAGCGGCGCGCGATTATGCAAACGCGAAGCGCGGGCAGTTTTTCGCGGCGCGTTGATTGCGCTTTAATTTTTTTGGTTGATTAAAATTTTTTGTATTAATTGAAAATCATCAACGGCTAGCGGTGCGGCTTTGTCTATTCCAATTAATAGATTATTTATTTCGGAAGAGGCGAAAAGTTTTACAGTTGAAGGGGAAGCGCTGCGCGCTTGTTCGACTAGTATAAAATTCCGTTCATTTCTGGTTGTATGAAATAGTATTTGGTGCGGGGAAAATTTGATTTTATTTGATTGAGTAAATTTTAGCTCCACCATAAAAAACCCGCATAAATTATTATAACCTAGCAAATCCGGCACGCCAAAACTAGACCAAGATTCTAAACGCGTCCAAAGAATTGAGGGGGTATTTTTCTTGAATTTTTGATATAACTTTGATTCTGGTTTCACCGTACATTTTACTGTACAGCAAAACCAGAAATTGTCAATTTATGAGGCGATTTTTAATTCCTTTAATGATTTTTCATTAAAGGGAATAATAAAAAAAGTATAGTTTTTATCACTATTTAAAAGCTTATGCGCTTCTAATTTTTTATGCGCCTCTAAAACATTGCTTTCGACACTTTCGCAATCATAGCGGGGTATTGCCCCGCTAATTTGCCATTTCTTTACTATCATATAGTTTAACATTTAGGCCTTTTTTTCTGTTGCTTGCTTTAAATGTTCCACTTGCAAGGAATTTTTCTTGTCCCATACAATACCAAGTGGCTTAAATATGCTAGTTAGTACAGCCGGCAATTCTTCCGGAATACCTGTTTCAAAAATTTGATTAATTGCGCTTTGTTTATAAAGCTTCAATTGTTTCACTTTTTGACCCTGTTCGGTTTTTTCAGCTTCTTTATGCGCCAAAGTTGAAGCCCACTCTCTAAGCTGTTCCCTGCAATCAGCAGCAGTTATGCCGCTATTGCCCCTGTAAGATCCTGTTTTAATAATTCCCTCTTCCTTATCTTTAAAACGATAACTTAAATTTTCTTTTAAAGTTGATGAGGTTGCATTTTTACTAAAAAAGGTTTTAGCTTTACGCTGTACTATTTCAAGATTTTGGAAAGCATTTTCCAATTCTTTGATAACAACGTCAGCTTTAATTTTTTTAGCAAGTTTCAATTCAGCGCTTTCAGTCAATTCAGCGATGATTGATTTTTGCAATAATTGCGCCTCTTCAATAAGAGGGTCAATTTCATTGGATACTCTTTGCTTTAAGTGTTCCAATTGAAACTTTGTCATGTATTTAGTTTTTGACATAGTTTTTTATTTTCCTTTCGATTTGTTAGTTGTCTTTTAATTAACCTATTTAATTAAAAGATATTTATTTTTTATAGTACCTTGAAATTATTGTCAATGGGAATATATAAGACAAGTTAGTTGAATATTAAGCGGGGCTGTTGATAAGTCCCGCTTTTTAACTATTGACATTAAAATTAGATGGGAATATATGGGATATATGAGTTTAATTAAATACACAAAAAAAGATTTTTTAGAATATGCTTCTGGCTTTGATTATTGGAAGAGTAAGGGGGAAGCTATGAAAAAATGGAAGATTAAAGAATTTAGAGATTTTTATAATTTTACTCATAAAGACAAACAAACAGGGGAAGAGTTTAAAGCTATTGAGGGCGTGCATTGTTTAAATTGTATGGCCAAATTAACCTTAGATTTTAGAAATCAATTTAATACTAATTATTGCGCGGACTGTTAAAAATGAGTGATTTAATTAATGAAACAATATTAGAGCGATTATTCGAGAAATATTTAGAGCAGGGCTTTACAGAAAATGAAGCCGCAAAATTAGCAAAAAAAGAATTTGAGGAAAATGACGAATAAATTAGAATTTATAAAGCCTAAAAAGTTATTAAATTTAGACGCTAACGCTAAAACTATTAAAGGCCAGAATTACGGTTATAAAACCGCTATTTTGTATTTAGCGCCGGCGCGGTCAAGTGGTTTTAATGTTTGCCCGCAGGCTTCCAAAGGATGCGCAGCAAGTTGTTTAAATACGGCTGGAATGGGTATTTTTAAAAATGTTCAGCAATCTAGAATAAATAAGACAAGGTGGTTTATATTAGAGCGCCAAAGCTTTATGGAACAGTTAAAAAAAGAAATACGCGCTTTCATAATTAAATGTAAAAAGCAAAAATTTAAGCCTTGTATTAGATTAAATGGAACTTCAGATATTGATTGGAATTTGACGGGAATTTTTGAAGAGTTTAAAGAGGTGCAATTTTATGATTATACAAAAATTTATAAACGCGCCCTTAAATGGTTAAATGGGGAATATCCAAAAAATTATCATCTTACTTACAGTTTAAATGAAGATAATAAAACAGAAGCGTTTGACATTTTAAACAAGGGCGGCAACATTTCAGCAGTATTTAGAGAAAAAAAACTTCCTAAAATTTACAACGGCTTTAAAGTTATAAACGCCGATTTAAACGATTTAAGGTTTAAAGATAAAAGAAATTCTATTGCGGGCTTATACGCCAAAGGCAAAGCTAGATATGACAATTCCGGCTTTGTATTAGATATTTAATAAAAGGGTGTAAGAGTTTAAAATAGAAGTGAGCAAGCGCACAAGCTAACAAGCGAGTGAGCAAGCGTTAAGTTAACAAGCGAGCAAGCGGACAGGCGCACAAGCTAACAAGCGAGCAAGCGAGCAAAAGGAGAAAGTGATGACTAAAGAAGAAGTGTTAAAAGTACTAGACGATGCTTTTATTGATTATGAAATAGTTGGAGAGCATATAGATAGTTTTCATATTCTTGTTAAGGCAGAAGAAAATGAGGAGGAAAATAATGACTAAAAAAACATATGCTATAACAGCTTACTATAAAGACTATATGCTTTATGAAGTAGAAGCAGATACTGAAAAGGAAGCTAAAGAAATTGCTTTGGCCAACAAAGAAGATTGGGAACGCCCAGACAAGGAAGTAGAATGGGAATACTACCTTCCTCCTATTATTGAAAGTGTGGAGGAAGTATAATGAAAAAAGATAAAACATTATTGCGTTTTAGAATTCATGACGGCGACAGAGAATATACTGATTACGCTATTATAGATAACAAGCAGCTATTAACTTTAAATTATAAAGAAATAATTTCTAAATTTTTTTATGATAATAAGGTTGATGATGAGCAATTCTTATCAGATGGTAGAGCTGTTAGAGTGGAAAGTGAAATACCTATAACTGATGCAGATGCAAGAAAGTTAGAAAGTTTAAGTATGGCTTACTTACATGATTTTAAATTGGAGGTACAAGCATAATGAGTAATATATGTTTATGGTGTAGGCGTGATACTTCGTTCGGCACCGGTTTATTTGTAAATAGAATACCCGCTTGGCTTGATGATGAAGAAGGTTATAAGTGTATTGAATGTGAAATTGAAACAATCAAAGAATGTTATTTAGAATGTGAGGACTGCGGCGAATATACTTGTGAGGGCAACGGCGAATGTATTGATTGTGGTAGTAAAAAATTAAAAGAAATATTGGAGGTCAATATATGAATATAAATAAAAAAGTAGTAAATAGATTTATAAAACTATTTAATAATTTAGCGTTTGATTATGATAGGTTGAGTAAATCTGGACAGGAAACATATTGCGAAATGCAAAGAATGTTAGACATGGTCACAGAAGAGGAAGAGCAAATGACTATCGACTACATAAATAAAAATAATACTAAATCATTTGGGAGTAGAAGATGAATATTTTAAACTGTAAAGATTATGGAGTTAAAAAGTCTTGGGACGGGTGGAGAACTTATGCCTATGTTAGTGATGGTACTTCTATGGGACTAATGCCAATTACTTGGGCTAATGAGTTATTTAAAACTAAAAAGCAAGCTAAAGATTTTATAGAAGATTTAGCTACAAAAAATGGTTGGAAGAAATGATTAAATTATTATTAAACTTAGTATCAATTATATTGATTGTTTTAGGGGTAATGGTGGCTTTGAGATTTGAGTTTACCATTGGTGTATTGATTGCGCTAGCAGGCGCTATAAATTTTATTTCAAGAAAGTCAACAAGCGATAAAGAATGAAAATATTTGTAATAATAATATCTTTGTTTTTGTTTGGTTGTTTCGGTGCTGAACTTCTTAGAATAGGTGGTATTGGAATTAAAACAGGAGATGTAATTACTATACCTCATAAAATAGAAACATTAAACAAGGAGAAGAAATGAAAAAATCTGAGTACGAAAAACAAATACAAAAATTATTAAGGGCTTATCATAAAAAATTTGATTGGCAAGGAAAGGAGAGAAATGAAAAAAAAGGACAAAAAAGAAGTTGAGTTTCTTTTATATCAAAAGTTAGCATATAAAAAAATGCAACAGCTAATTGATGAGGGTTGGGATCATTTTAATTTTGATATGCCTCCAGAGTTTGTTCTACCTTTTACATTGTATAATTTGGTTATGACTAGTGAGAAGTTAAGTGATGAAGCTAAAGAGCATTGGGCAAAGGGTCAAAAACATTTTTGGCAAAAAGAAAAAACAAACGTAAAAAGATTTATAAGTAAAACTACGAAGAAACCAATTCTTCACTAAAGGGGAGAGAAAATTAAAATTTAAGCGCACAAGCGATTTAAAGGGGACTCAGTATCAAGAATTACATTACAAGGTATTCTGTCGTAAGCCAGTCCCCCCTAATTTATTAAGGTAGTTTCCTATGAAAACTATTTGCTTTGTACGCCAGATTACGATATATGTCAATATTTATGGGATTACCAGCTAAACTTACAGAAAAACAAATAAAATTTGCAGAACTACTTGTCTACAATGAAGGTAGGATGTCACCTGCTGAATGCGCTTTTGAAGCAGGATATCAGACCAGACCAAGACAGGCGGCAAGCGAACTTAGAAATCCAAAGTACTCACCTTTAGTTGTAAAGTACATAGGAGAACTTAGAGCTGAGGTGCAAGAAAAATACGGTATTACTTTTGAAAGACATCTTACAGAGCTCGCAAAGCTTAGGGATGATGCGCGAGTTAAGGGAGCGTGGGCGGCTGCTATAAATGCAGAAGTTGCTAGAGGTAAAGCCGGTGGTTTATATGTGGATCAAAAATTAATTATGACTGGCAGTTTAGATAATATGTCAGAAAAAGAATTAGAAGCTAAGCTTAAACAAATTCTAGATGACCACAAAAATATAATTAATATTTCAGAAGACGCGGAAGATGTAATTACAGAGAGCGCACAGGCTTCTTTGGAAGAGTCAAAACAGTCTTAAATCTTTTTGGTTGCAAGCCTTGTGATTCGGGGCCTTTAGTCGGTGGTATTTGATCCCACTTAACGTGAGGCATATTCTTA